CGCAGCCGCGCGCGCGGGCGCGCTCGACCTGCGGTATGGGCCGTGGCGCGATCACCCCGGCACGGGACAGCGGCGACGCGCGCTGGGCACCCAGGCCGGCGGCGAGGGGTTTCATAGCGGGGCGCGCGGCGCGCCCCGAGGGCTCGCGAGCGCCCCCGCCCACCTCCAAGGTAAGACGCCAGGCGCCGCGCTGGTTTGCGTTCCGGTGTGTACATGGGGCGGCGCGCTGCTATTGCGCGGCGTCCCTGGCGCGGGCGTAGTCGTCGAGGCAGGCCACGTGGGCCCAGCCGCCGAGGTTCCGGCAGAGGGTCTTGCGGTTGCCCCCCAGGCGGTGGACGCGGCAGCAGATGACGCACACGGCCGCCTGCTCGGACGGTATGGGGGCCACGCGGCACCTGCGGCAGGCCACGTAGTAGGACAGCTCGTCGGCCAGGTCCGGCGGGAACTGGCATGGGTTGCGGGCGCCGCCCACCGACTCCCTGCCCGGCGTGGCGAGGAGGGCGGCGCGGTGCGCGCCGAATGCCTCCCTGAAGCCGGGGCGCTCCTCCAGCAGCATGCGCAGGTGGGCCCGCCAGGTCCTGGGGCCGCGCTCGTCGGAGCATATCCGCCTGCCGGGCAAGGTCAGCCCCCGGTGCCGGTGCGCCGGATGGGCTCCGGCTGGCCGGCGGTTGCGGGGTCGTCGCCGGCGGGGCTGCGGGCGGGGAGCTGCGCGAGGGGGGCGGGCTCCGCGCGGGCGTCGATGACGAGGCCCCTGGAGCGGAGGCGCGAGAGGGCGTCGACTGCCATGCGCGCGCGGCGCTCGGCCTCGTCCATGGACAGCGCCTCCACCTGCACGCCGACTATGCGCTGCGGCTCGCCCAGCAGCAGGCGCTCCATCTCCATGGACTTGCTGCCGGCCTCGTTGAGCTGGCGCAGGCACGTGGTGTACGTGCTCATCATGCGCATGACCATGGCCATCTCTGGGAAGGTCAGCTGGCGCGGCTTGCCGGTGGCGCCGTCCAGGCCGGTCAGCGTCTCCAGCGTGGCCGCCACGTTCTGCCCCAGGCGCGCCATCTTCTGGCTGATGGGCGCGGTCATGGCGTAGACGCCCAGCAGGTTGCCCCTTGCGGCGCGCACCATGCCAGCTTCCTGCACGCGGCTCTCGGTGCGGTCCCTGCGGTCCTTCTCGGCTATCTCGGCGCGGCGCTTGGCCTCGGCCGAGGCCGCCAGGCGCGACGCCTCCTCCGCCTGCTCCTGCAGGAGGGCGCGGGCCACCTGTTGCTCCTCGGCGATGATGTCCCTGATGGGCCTGCGGAACTCCTTCGGCCCGTAGTTCAGCCCCAGCTCCCACGCCAGCTTGGCCGTGCGCGGATCGCAGCCGGCCGCGCGCGCCATGGTCCTGATGATCCCCGGCGTCTGCCTCGCAGCCGCTACCAGCTTGTCCCAGAACTCGCGTGTGATCGCTCGCTTGCCCATCGTGTCGACTCCTGCTCCCCATTGGCAATGGTAGCGCAAGCGCGGGGCCGGCGCAAGCGCCAGATTATGCGCAGGAGGTACGCAATGGGGCACGTTTACGCTCGAAGCGCGCATAACGGGTAGCATTTGGGACGTGGCTGCCTGCGGTTTACGCTTGGCCGGCGGTGTTGAGGGGCCGTTTATGCAGTGCCTTGACCGCGAGAAGTGGCGGTTATGCTACGTCACCACCCGATCGCGTGCGGGTAGATGCTGTCGCACGCCGCATGGGCGCAGGTGGTCCTGACCCGGTAGCTCTTCACCATCCCATCGGCGCATTCCTGGCGAACGCACGTCCCGGAGCACCCGGCGCCGTTGTCCGGCACGTAATGACCGCACATGCCGCAGGTTGCTTGGCCCCGAGGCGAGAGCGCCTGGCACGAGTAGCACGCCTGCTTCTGAACGGCATCATGCGACGGGATAAGTGGCGTCATGCTACCTTGTCAGCCGCACATTCATCAGCCACGGCAATGAATGCCTCAACCAGCTCGCTGGTGCAATCTGGACAGCCGCTGTCGCATGGGCAATCAAGCCAATGACCCACGGCGGCCATCAACTTGTCACGCTGCGCCTTCACCTCTGTCAGGCGTAGCGCCATCCGACCCAGGCGGGTGATCTGTGCATTGATGGGCCTCTCCGTCTTGCGCTTCGTGGCCATCTTACCCTCCTTCATCACTGCTGTTGTGTTACCCCAGACAGTTTGGCAGCTCGCGGGCCGCCAAAGCCAGCACATCCTGGGTGCTGGCGCAGCGGAACCTCTCGCGGTCGGCCGCCCGGAAGTTGCGCTCGCAGATGCGGGCACGGTTGTGCGCCTGCTCGTAGTTCAGGCCGAGCATGGTCATGGCATACTGCTCCACGTACTCATGAAGAATCAGCGGCGGCCAAGCGTGCATGGGCAGGCACCACTCGATCCATATCTGGCCGGCCGGGATGTATAGGTACCGCGCATGGTTGCCGCCGCCCTCGAACTCGTCGTCGCCGATCTCGTTGCGAACAGCCTCGCCATCGACTCCCCACACCTCGCTACCCATCAGCTCGCCGATGAGGCGCTGCTGAACCCGCTGCATGACGTCAATGGGCACCGGCATGGACTGCCCGTGCTTGAACCAGTCCGTCCGCCTGTTCTCGTCACCGAACATCGCCGCTCTCCTTGGCGCCGGCCAGCGCGCCTATGTTGTACCCTTCGTGGGGTGCGTCTGACACGGCCCGCTCCATGCGCCATCCGGGGCAATCGCGGTCGCCGCAGGCGCACGGCACCGGACCCATGCGCAGGCGCTCGAGGTCAAGCATGGTCATGCCGATTGCCCTGCAATACCTCACCGCGAACTGCTCAGCCGTCATGCCATGCCACCCGTCGTTCCTCATCGCAGCACCCCCGTTGATAGCCCGTCACCAACCACGCGGAACCGCCCCATGACCGCGCCCTTGCGTAATATGTGGGCGTCCTCGTCGGTGCCCCAAGTGTACCTCCCCCAAGGCAGGCGCACAACGGCGAACTCCACGCCCGTGTCAAGGGCGCGCGCCGCCGCCGTCCTGCATCCGGCCCCGGTCGTCCACTCATGCGATCTGCTGTTCTGGCTGCTCATCGGTACTCCCCGTACATTGGCCCCATCTCTGGGCATTGGTGAAGGTGATCGCACCATTCGCACCACTTGTTGGGCATGGCGGGGTACTCAGCGGCCGAGTTGATCTGGTTCGCCACCTCGGCCATGTACGCCAGCGCGCGCTCGATCTCCATGGGGGACCTGACCACGTGCTGGCACTGCCGGTGACGCAGCATCCAATAGTGTAGCCGCACGTCCCGACGAGGCCACCATCGCTCGGCCGCCGCCGCATACAGCGTCAGCTGCAGGTCGTCCGCCAGCTCATCGTCCGTGTACAAGCGTTTGTTGGTCTTGTAGTCGTACACCTCCACCCAATCGCCTCGCGGCCCCACGTCCAGGCGGTCGATGACACCCTGCAAGGCCACGCCATTGGCCAAGGGGAGCAGGAACTCGCGCTCTACCCCCAACAGCGTCTCCGGCTCTACCGTCTCCTGGTCCTCCACAAACCACTTCGTCATCTCGATCGCGCTGGCCACGTCGTACGCGCCGGTGACGCCCAGCCTGGCGCACGCCTCCAGGCACAATCCAACGGCCCGGTCCTTGTCCAGTACCACGGGGCGATCGGTGTCGTCCGCTAAACGGGCGGCGTCACGCATCAGCACCTCGAGCGTGGAGTGCAGCGCCTTGCCGAAGTCGAACGCCTGGACCTGCTTGGGGGGCACCTTGTCAACGTAGTGCAGCCTGTACGACAGGCGGCACCCGACCCAACGCTTGGCCCGCGAGTGCGATATGCGCCGTATTGTCATTGCGCTGTCCTTTGCCATGCGCGTTGCGGGGTAAGGCCAACACAGCGCCCGCCAGCCCCGAGCATGAGGTGGGCTATCTTGCCCAGCACGATCATGCTGCCGCATCCGTCTATATACTCCACAGGTCCATGGACGAGGGCCTCGGGCGGGCACACCCCGCATCGCATGGCCGCCTGGAACATCACGGCCACTATCGACACAGCCTCCGTTTTGACAACCACCCTCCTCTTGACCAGCATCACGGCCCCCTCATGGGGCGGCGTTCGATGAGCACCTGCCCATTAACGTACCTGTCCCGGACGTACTGCCCGGCGCCGATGGCGTTCACTATGTCGCCCCCGGCTATCTTCAGCCGCATGTTCACGAACTCACCCACCATGAGTCGCCGATGTGACAGGCCGCGCATGCGCGGCGCCCACACCACAGGATGCCACCACTCGACATACCCAAGCGAGCTGGCCGGCACGAACAGCGTCCACGGCGACGACGGCAGCATACGGAGGCTGAGCCTGGTGTCCACGCATACGGCGAGGATGTCCTTCAGCGCCTCATACGCCTCTTGCGGGCTCATTCCAGCTCCCACGCACTGGGGTCGCGGTGCAATCCGATCACGTAGTACCCGTCGCGAACGCCCATCCCCGCGTACACGTCGCAGGCGACGGTCCTGATCTCGCGCCCCGTCTCCCCGTTGACGCCGTCCAGTTCTGATAGGCACACGTGGTCGCCAATGACGCATCTGACAGGCACGACGATGAACGGTGACAAACCGCTAAGCAGCCGATCAAACTTATACGGATCAACGAGCACGCGCAGCTCCGCCACGGTCACCTCGGCCCGCCGATCCCCGAGGCCGCCCGACGCTTCTGGTATGCCTCAAGGAACTGCGCGACGGCGCCCTTCGGCGCCTCCAGTAGATCAAGCGTGCGAGCCAGCGTGTCGTCACACGTGCCCAGCAATATGTCCTTGTCGTTGAGCGACTCCGCCATCCGGCGCTCGTGCATGTCCCGCCGGTCGCGGTCGGCCTCGTACACGCGCACCTCGGCGCGCGCGACGTACAGCATGGAACTGAGGATGACCGCCACGCACACCAATGCCAAGAGCATGATGAACGCGGCAAACCAGCCGGCGACCGCCATGCGCGCGCTCATGCCAAACTCCATAACGGCGCGCTCCGGCGAGTTCCTGCGCTGGCCATTCTTTGCCCCAAGCGTGCCTCCTGTGGTGGTCGCGTTCATGCCTATGGTCTTGCGCCGCCGAGCGCCACTAGGGGGTCATTGTACCGCATGGACGAGTGAACTGGTAGCCCAGACCGCGAGCACGGTCACAGCCACGGTCGCGGCAACGGCCAGGCCGCCCACCAGCCAGGGGGAGGGAGAGTCGTCGAGCTGCTGCTGGTAGTAGCGCCGCGTGGCCGCAAGCGTGTCCGACGCCGCGTCCAGATCAATGCGGTGCTTCTGGCGTTCCAGGTCCAGCTGGACTTGCGCCATGCGCGCGGCATAGTCGATCTCGATGCGCACGTACGCGTCGCAGCGGTCGGCCTTCTGACCGAGGCGCAGGGCCAGCTCCGTGTTGAGCAGCTGCCCAGCGTAGGGCGCCGGTTGCCCGAGGCGCAGGGGCGCCGCGCACAGGGTGGGCATCGCCGGATCGCATTCCGGGGTTGGGTCAGCGGCCAGCACGGACAAGGAAACGAGCAAGGGCAACAGGGTCATCTCTCAGCTCCTCCGCCTGGGCGCGCTGGTCGGCGTCCAGCTTATCCACGGCGTCTTTGTGGTCGGCCTCCACTTTGGCGACCGCCCGTTCGGCGCCAAGCTCAGCCTTGGCCTCACGCGCGTCACGCCCGGCCTTGATTGCCTGTAGCTCAACGTTCAGAAGGTCAACCGGCGGATCACCACGGCGATGAATGATCCACAGTATGAGCACGGCCAACGCGCCAATCGTGAGAAGGGGGATATACCAGTAGTCAGCGATCCAGTGCAGGACACGTATCATGGCACGCCTCTTTGGTCCTTGGGTTGCGGAGGCGCCGGTGGGGGCACGGCCTGTCCATGCGGTATGCGCGCGTCCTGCCCCAGCACACCCTGAAGCACGATCTTGCGGCTGTGCCCGACAGCGTACCCGAGGATGAGGCCAACCATAACGTGCTGGCTGATAGGAGCGTTACGCGCCATGACGTATGGCAGCCAAACGCCGCCGAGACAGAGGATGACTGGCATGACGGGTTGAAGCCGAACCCAAACCGAGTGCGAGGTTACGTTCTCGGGAAGAGCGCGCTGCAACGTCTCGAGCAGCACCCACACGGCCGCCATCAGGTATAGGTTCTCCTGCTTCAGCAGCAGGTCAGTTAATGGGTCCATGGTCAAGTTCTCCTCGCCGGCGTCAGGCGCCGAGCCATTGCGCGATCCTGAGCGACAAGCGCTGTAGCATCCTCGGGGGGACGCTCATGCCGCAAACATAGTAGCCTGGTGGGCTAATAAACGTGTAGTCGTCCGGGAACGTCTGCGCGCGGGCGCACTCGGCGTCGGACAATTTGCGCGGCTCTACCCAATGAAGTGGGATGCTCGAGCTGCGCGCGGTCAGGGTCGGGAACGGTCTGTCAGGCGCGGCCTTCATCCAGTTGAACAAACTGCCTTTGGGGTGAGCCTTGCTGAGGCTTGAACCGTGCGGCGTCAGCGCCCACAACCCCTTAAGCGTGGCCGACAGCCACCGATGCCGCGCCGGCGGCGGCACGCCGGCGATCGCCTCGGACGCGGTGATTATCGCCTCATTGAACGACAACGTCAGCTTCGGCAACCCAAGATCGGATCGCCGCGCAACGAAGAACACGCGCTTGCGGCGTTGCGGCACGCCCATCAAGGCGGAGTTGAGCAGGAACACCTGGCAGTCATAACCTATGTCACTGAACGCGTCGATGACGTCGAGCGCGTACCCCTTCGCGTCACCGATGACGATGCCCTTGACGTTCTCGGCGACGACAACGCGCGGGCGCAGGCGCCCGGCGAGATCAATGAGGTCGAAGAACAGCATGTCAAGCCGCTGCACGGCCGCGCCCTCGCGGAACATATGCGCCGAACCCCATTTCTTCTCCCGATTGCCGGCCATGGAGAACACGCTGCACGGCGGCGAGCCGTCAAGCACGTCAAATGACGCCGCGCCCTCCGGCAGCGTCGACTCGTCACGCTTGGCGAACTCGGCGACCGTCTCGACGAACACCGGCGTGCCAGAAAGGTTGCGCGAATACGTGTCAGCCATGCCCTTGTCCATCTCGACGGCGCCGATCACCTTATAGCCGGCGAGCTTGTAGCCCATGGAGGAACCGCCGCCGCCCGAGAACGTCGAGAGGACGCGCAGTCCGTTGGACCTGACGCGCGCGAGCTGGCTCAGCAGCCAGGGCCCGCGCCACGGCGGCGGTCCATCGACCGAGCCGCTCTCGCCGTCCCCGCAGCCAGCGCGCATTCCCACGCCGTGATCACCGACCATCCCATCCTCCTGAGCCTTCGCGCCGCCCTGCGGTCGCGCCTGACGTTGCCGACCAGCTTGCCGGACCAGAACGACTCGTTGGACCTCGGCGCCCTGTAGTGCTTCGGGCACCCGTGCCAGAAACAGCCGTGGACGAACACCGCGACGCGCGCGGCGTCGTCGACTAGGTCCGGGCTGCCGGGCAGGTCCCTCGCGTTGGCGCGCAGCCCGCGCGTCTCGGCCCCGAGCAGCCTCGCGGCCTCTCGCTCCGGGCCGGTGCCGGCGCCGCATATGCGTGGCATGATCCCGCTTCTTGTCGCCTTATCGACCCTGTCCATGGCACGCCTCAGAACCGCATTCCGCAACGCGGGCAGACATATTGCTGGCCCCCGAGGTCGCCGTCGGGCGTAAGCTCGCGCGCGCCATCGGCTTGTTTATCGTCACCAGCTGCGCCGGCGGCCTGCTCGGCCGCGCCATCGGCCCATCCGCGCAACATCGCGATCTCGCGATGGTCATATCCGAGTGATTCGGACAACTCCTCCGGCAACTCGGCGGTCAGCTCCTCGAGCGAGCGCGCGAGTGCGCCGTAGTCCCACTCCGCGAGATCGGCCGTCCTGTTAAGCACGATGCCGAGCGCGCGCGCCCTGGCGTCGTCTATGTCGATAAGGGCGCATGACGCCTCTTGCCATCCGAGGTCGCGCATGGCGCGGAGCCTGCCGTTGCCACCGATGACACGCATCGTCGAGCGCTGCACGACGAGCGGCTCGACCTGCCCGAAATTGGTCAGGCTGCTCCTGATCGACTCCATGTTGCGCTCGTTGTGGAGGCGCACGTTGTTCGGGTCCTCGCTCAGCGTCTCGATCGCGATCTTGGTGATTTCCATTTCACTCTCCTTGTCGTTTGAAGGATAGCATAGGGCGCACAGTTCGCCAATCCCCTATGGCGGCGACCAGCGCATGGCGGCCGGGAGGCCGGCGGCGAGCGCCGCGTTGTGCGTGATGACGACGACGGCGCGGTCGGCAGCCAGGTCCGGCAGCGCGTCGCATATCGCACGCACCCCGTCGCCGTCCAGCGCATCGAACACCTCATCGAACCAGAGCGTGCCGGGCGACTGTCCTGCGGCGGCGGCCGACACCTCCGACAATGCCATGAGCAGGGCCACATCAACACGCCTGCGCTGTCCGCCGCTCGCGGCCCTGTACGGCTGCCACTTGCCGCCGCCCACGTCCACCTCGAGCGCAAGCGCGTCGCCGCGCTCCTCGAGCCGCAGCTTGATCACCCCGCCCGACAGCCGCGCCAGCCAGGCGTTCGCCACATCGCCGACACCGGCAAGCGCCCTGCCAAGGATGTGCGCCCGCACGCCCTTCAGCCCGAGCACATTCTCAATGGCCTTCAACACATGTACCCGCGCGGATGCCTCGTCCGTATTGGCGACAGCCACGTCCTTGGCCTCCAAAGCGTCAGCCATCGACTTCTCCGCCTTGGCCATCAGCTCCCTGGCGCCGGCCAGCTGTTTCACCACGCCGTCGGCCACAGCCACCATCTGATTTATGGCCGACTGCTCCCGCAGCATCATGCGCAGCTCCTCTTGCAGATCCTCCCGCTGTGCGATCATGGCGACGTTCGACACGCGCGCCTCCGCGCGCAGCAGCTCGCCGGCCTCGCGCTCCTTGTGCGCGGCCTTGCGCAGCCTATCGCGCAGCGTTTCCGGTATGACCTGCCCGCACCGGTCGCACGCGTCACCAGCCAGCGTGGACAGCCTGCGCTCGATCTCCCCCGCGTGCGCGTCATGCGTGCCGCTGGCGTGCTGGCTCCTGGCCAGGTTGGCATTCAGTTGCTCCAACTCGTCTTGGCAGCCATCAACGGCCGCCTGTAACTTCGTGCGGCGGCTCGCCAAGGCGGTGACATCAGGCGGCTCGCCGATGATCTCCAGCTGTTTCTTGGCCGTGTCAAGCCATTCGGTCGCCGTCCCAATCTGTGACAGTGCGTGCCGAAGGTTGGAGCACGCCTCCGCGCCGTCGGTCTCGGCCTTATGCTTGTCGAGGCGGCAGCGCTCCAGCGCCAGGTCGAACTTGTCAAGACCGAGGATGGTCTCGAGCAGGCGCTTGCGCTGCCCGTCAGTGGCGAGCGTGAAGTGCGCGCTGTCAGCCGCGCTGAACACGTGTGTCCGTCGCCACAGGTCGAACTCGCCAACAGCTTGGGTGAGAGCCTGCTGCGCCTTGGTCGTGTTCTCGTATTTGACCGGGTCCGCGCCACCCAGTGACCAAGACAGCTTCGACCCCTTGGCCATGCGCGTACGTTCGGCGGTGACGGCGCCGGCCGTAGTGTCGACACCGGCCATCGCCGACCCCTTCTCGCCGTCCCACGGGTCGGCCCCGCGCAGCGTCTCACCCCACAGCGCGATCCCCATGCCCTCAACCATGCTGCTCTTGCCGATCCCGTTCGGGCCGGTCACAACGACCAAACCACGCTCTGGCAATGCGATGTCACACTTGGCGTACGTGGTTTCGAGCTTAATCTTGCGGGCGTGGATCATGGTGGTCCTCGATGCAGCGGTGCGCCGGTGGTTTGCACTCTGATGAGATAAACCCGTGCAACACCCCGTAGCGGTAGTAAGAGCAGATCATACAGACGCCGGGGAAGTGCCGCGCGAAGTCCTCAACCTCATCGCGGAAGTGCTTGTCACATCTGCGCTTGCCGCCGGTCGCCAATAGCGCGAGCAACAGTATGCCAAGCATGACCATCCCGGCAATCTTCATTGTCTCCAGCTGGTCATTCGTCATATGCGCCCCCTATAGCTTGAGGTAGCCGGTCACGCCAGCCAGGACCTGTTCGCGGATAACATCATCCGGCAGCGGCATTGCGGTGACATACTCAGCCACCGACTCTCGCAGCGTGGCAGGGGTTGAGGCAGCCCTCGCCGCCTCTCCGGCCGCCTGGCGCACCTGCTCGGCGTCAGGCAGCACATCGAACACGGCGATCGAGCCAGCGCTATGCCAATGCTCGCACACGGCGCGCGCCTCCTCAACTTTGCCGGCCTCCGCGACGACGCTTAGGTGCAGCACATTGCCATCAGCCGGGGGCAGATCGCTCGGCCAGCGCATGTTGATGAAACGCGGGCCGGACAGAGTGACATGTCCACCCTCACCGGTCGCCGTATCGTAGAAGAACATGGCACCGTAATGGTCGACGCCGGGGTTATCAAATCCGGTGGGCACGAGGGCGCCACATTGGATTAGCAGCGGATCGGGCGCGTTAACCATGCGTGCCCCATGCCAGTTGCCGGCGAACACCGCCTTGAACCCGTACTTGGCGCACAGCTCCTTGAGCAGGGCGGCAGGCACCGCGTCATCACACCCGCGCAGCCACGCCGGCTCGTCCCCAGTCTCGATGCCGAGGTGGATGACGAGCGCCTTCGCCAGCGCCTTGCCCGACATCGCCATCGCCACCGCCTTCGGCAGCCACTCGCGCGCCGGGCCTGGCCAGAATGGCACGTACACCACATCCCCAACCAGGGTCGGCATGTCGATAACCTGCGCCACCGGGCACATCGGCCCGAGGGCGTGGTCGCCCTTCGCATCGCTGTTCATCTCGTGGTTGCCGAGTAGCAGATCGGGATGAATGCCATTGTCGGTAAACAGCTCCTGCGCGGCGGCGATGAGCTGCGGAGGAGGGTTGGCGGTGTCAAACAGGTCCCCGGCCACAATGAAGCGGTCGGCCTTGCGCTCGCGCGCCAAGACAAGCGCGTCGCCGAGTACCTTCAATGCCATTCGGCACCGTCCATTCAGCCCCGACGCCACGTTGCCGCCGTGCCGGGCATGGTTGCCGAGGTGCACGTCACTCACAACGGCGATCCTGGTCATTCCGCATCCCTATGCGCACTGGCGGTGAAGCGCATCCTGCCCATGCGCAGCCACCGGTTCGCGCGCCAGAAGTACCGCCCGTTCGGTCAGGCAATACGCAGGCAGCACCCGACCTGCGTGCGCGTGGTCCTGTTCGGCAACGTCGTAACCCCGCCCTCGCCGTCATCCCGCTCCACGTTCCACTCCTTCGTGCCACGGCGCTTCGCGCGCCCTGTCCCGTGCTTCGTCTTGCCTTCCTTCATGGTCACTCTCCGTTCGCTATCTTCTCTGATAGCCACCCAGGTATGGTGAACTCCGCCTCGATGCCGTCATCCCGCAGCGAGGTCAGGTACTCGTCGTTCGGCTCCTCCTCGATCTGGCTGCGAGGTACCCAATGTTCCTTGCCGCCGTCAAGCGCAATCAGCACGGCCCTGGCGGTGAACGCCTTTACCTTGCCAACGATGCTGTCATTGTCGTACAAATCCTCCTCCTATGGGTACTGCTCTAGTTGATCCGCGATCCAGGACATCATGGCGCCTTGCCATGCTTGTGCGGGCGGCCACGGTTGAACTCTATCTTGTCCAGCAGCACGCGCTCCAGGTCTATCTGCCGCTCATGCGCCAGGTTCATCGCGTAGATGACCACATCCGCCAGCTCCTCTGCGAACGCCGAGTGCTGCGGGATGTGCTCCGATGCGGGATTGCCCAGCCGCACCGCCTCATGCGCCTCGGCGAGCTCGCATACCATCAGCATCAGCATCTCGCCGTCGTTGTGCGGCCGGTCCCACCAACCATGGGTCAGCGCTATATCGTGCGCCGTGGCCTGAAGCTCCTTGATCGTGGGCATGGCGCCTCCTTGCGCCTGTTGTCTTGCGCCAGCTCCGAGCACTGGCACGAGGCCGCGCTCCATCTTCGCCAGCTCCATCTCCGGAACGCCCAGACGCTCGGCCTCCGCCCGGAGTGACAGGCCGCGCCCCACGCGGTCCTCACGCATCTTGTGGCCGGCAACGATGTCATCATTCTGCTCCTGGGTGACCTCGCCCGTGCCGTTGCACGTGGAACACGACCATGCGCCAGCACCGCCGATGCGCTTGCCGGTGGCGTCAACACCATCCCACAGCCCCGACAACGTCTTCGCGCCCTTACACTTTGGACAGATCATCGCAGCACCTCATAAAGAATGGCGTATACTAATGCCGCTACCGCCACCAGCAGAACCGCAAGGTTTCCCCTATCCTCGGCCCGGCGACGCAGCTCCTGGCCAGCCAGGTTATTTGCATTCATCGCAGCACCTCATCGCCGTGGCAGTCCCAGCCATCGGCAGCCTGGCCGCGCGCGAACAGCTCGATGCGCGGCACGTCGCCGTACAGCTTCGTGATCCTGTCGCGCACCTCATCCGGCTTCCGGCTGTGCTCGCGGCGCATGGCGACTACCAGCGAGTGCACCGACGCACTGACGCGGCGCAGCCGTCCACGCATGCCCAGAAGGCAGAACTCGGCGTTGGCCCGCGTATGGTTGCCCATGCCCCAAGCCCAATGTCCACCAGCGGTTGGTTTCACCCAGGTGAACGCCACGGTCTTGTAGTCGTACTCCCATGCGCCCATGAGTTGAAGGGCGGTATTAAACATTGGCGCGGTGGTCCAAAGGAACAGCGCCGAGTCGTCAGCGCCTATGTCCTGTACCGGCCACTCGCCCACTACCAAGCAGCTCAGCTCGGTGAGGCTCATGCACGGGTACTTGAATGACTCCCCCCTATGCCCCGCCACGCATTTGTCCCGATAGGCCCAAGGCGGGTCAGCGAGTATGACGCTGTACCTGATGGCCGGCTTAATACAGCTCAAGTTTGAGCTTCGCTTATTATTCTCCGCCATCGCTGATCTCCTCCTCTATGCCTTCGGTGCTTCGCAGCTCCACGGCCGGCGCCGCACCCTCCCACCCGAGCGCCGCCACCGCCTTCTCGTAGGTGGCTACGTTGTACTTGTCGCCCTTCGGCACGACGCCAAGGTCCTTGGCTAGACTGATGGTGCTCCAGAGGTTGTCCCACCCGTGGGCATAGTCCAGCCGCACCTTGGCCTTACGGAATGGCGGGGAGAATCTGGTCTTGAACGCCATCACTGTCACCGCCTTGCCGATGTGCTGGCCGTGCTCGTCCTTGAGCGCCTTGCCGTTGAACAGTTGCAGGCGCAGGCTCGCGTAGAACTTGAGCGCGTCGCCGCCGACCGTCGTGGTAGGGCTGCCGAATATGAGGCCGCGCCTCTGCCTGGTCTGGTTCACGATCAGGATCGTGGCCTGCTTGCGCGTGGCCAGCGTGGCCGACACGCGGCAGAATCTGCCTATCTTCTTGGCCCGGTCGTCCGCCGCCTCTTTGCCGTAGTCGCTGCTCGACAGATCGCCCTTATACGGGGACTCGGCCAGGGAATCCCACGTCTGGAGGAACGGTACCGGGGATGGCTCCGGCAGCTCCTCGAGCGTCAACTCCATTTGCTCAAGCGCCTCCTCCAGCGACAACGGTTGTTGCAGGACGAGCCTATCGAGATCAACGCCAAATACGCGCATGCGCTTGCCGTCGGTGGACTGCTCGCAGTCGCAATACGCCCCAACCCCTCCCATCCGCTGGCACCCGCCGAGCATGGTCCAGCACAGCCCGGTCTTGATCACGCCCGGCTCGCTGAACATCTCAATCAGCCGGCCTTGCGGGAGTCCCCCGCACCCGCACACATAACGGTCTATCACGTCGATACCGCACGGGATGACGCCACGTACCTCAGACCGCGCATCCTCCTTGCCAGGCACTATGGCGGCGGTGGCACCGAACCTCTTACGTATGATCTCTATGGACCTCTGCGCGATCTGCTGCGCCAGGTCGGCTTGCTGTTGCTTCTTGGTCATGGCTCCCTCAAAGGCGGGGGCGAAGCCGGGCCTGTCAATTCAGGTTATAGGTGGTACCTACCTGCGGGCGCGCGCCACGCCTCCCGGCTAGCCCCCATAAGGCGCGTGTTGGTGTCAGAACGGTTTGTCGTCATCATGCGGCGCGGAGGCCGCGTCGACCACGGTACGCGCCTTGCCGTCGGCCCCGACGTGTTGACCAGAGGAAGCGGCCTGTGAGGCACCCGGTGTCGGCCCCTGTTGCCCGTGGCCGAGAGTGTCGCCACGCAGCTTCGCAAGGATCGTGTCGTAGTCGTCATACAGTGCGACCACCTCCAGATCGGCCTGCTGTCCGATCCAGCTCATGATCTGCGCCTGGTCGGCGTGCAGCGACGAGGTCATCTTGGGCACCACTTGGTACTCCGTGTCGTTCTTGGTCGTGCCCGCGCGCTTGATGCCGATGTCATAGCCCTTGATGGGGTCACAGAAGTCACCCCAATCCGGGTCTTTGCGCAGCGTGATCAGCGCCTCGTGGATGGTCTTGCCGAACGCCAGGATCTTCGGGCCGGCGTCCATGTCGGCGCGGTCGATGACGTTGGCGTAGACGCGGCGGCGCGCGAATAGCCCTTTGGCGCGCTCCTGGTCCGCCTGGCTCACGCTGGCCTTCATGCGGTCGGCCTGCTCGCAGACCGGGCAGCGCTTGCGCGCCTCGCGGTTGGGGCACACGATCGACAATGCGTCCTTCAACCCCGGCATCTCCACGTAATGCGTCCACACCACGCGGAACGGAGACTTCTTGTCCGGCGGCGGCGGCAGGATGCGCACCGTGCTTGAGCCCTCCGCCAGCTTCATCCACTTGCTGTTGCTGCGATCCCACTCCTTCTGCTCATGCTCAGCCACGCTCGTGTCGTAGGTACCCCACTTTACCAAATTCGTGCTCTCAGCCATTTCCTTCTCCTTGCGTGGGCCTCCGGCCCAGTTGTTCATGCACCCTCACGTTGAAGCCGGCGAACCCGCGACTCCTCGCGGATCACCGGGTCATGCTCCATCTCCACGCGCTGCCGGCTGCCGATCTGGATCAGCATGTCGCGCTTGGCGCGTATGGCGTCTAGCACGCCGTACAGCCGCACCTTCTCGACCTCCGTCAGCAGCTCGGCATCCTCGGCCTCCACCATGTCGCGGTGGCCGGCGACCGCCGATCTGATCTCATCCACTGTCGGAGCCTTGGCGCCCTTCTTGCCCTCGGCCGCCTCCACGCTGGCCTTGGCCGTCAGGTGCTCGCGCTGCTCCAGGTACAGGCGCGACTCAGTGCGCTCACGGCCCACCTTGGCCTTCAGGTAGTCGTTGACGGCACGGGCGTATCGCTCGTTCCAGTACGCCAGGTCGCCGGGCAGGCGGACGAACTCCTCCTCGATCGCCATGGGTTCGATGTCCACCGACTTCTTCAGGTACTCATCCACATCAACATCGTTCAGCTTCGCCATCGCCGCCTCCTCAGTTAGTTATCCCGCTCATCACATGACGTAGTCTTGCGCCGGAAGAGGGCACTAGTCAAAACCAGTACTTCCTCATCGCCCCCCAGGATTGGCCAACCTCCGCGTCCACCGCGAGCGGCACGCCCATGCTCGGCCAGCTTAGCATCATGCTCCTGACCTCATGCGCCACCTCATCGACCGCCGACTCCTCCACCTCCATCATCAGCGAGTCGTGGACCGGCACCCACAGCTTGGCCGGTATGCCATTGTCGAGTATCCACGGCACCACCTTACCGAGCGTGGCTGTCAGGTACTCCGAGCCCGTCCCCTGGACTGGCGTGTTGAAGCTGCTGTGCTCGGCCACGGATCTGCGGTCGTCGTCGCCAGTGTTCGCGATCTCTATCAGCCACCTGCGCCGCGCGCGGTCCCCGTCCCACCACGTCCACGCACATCCCGTTCGCCGCGTCTCGTCAACCCGCCCGCGTATCCATGCACTCAGCTTGCGGAACTGGCCGAATATGGCCTCACGGATGCGGGCGGCCTCAGCCACGGAGCACCCAAGATCCCTGGCCAGGCCACGATCGCCCTTGCCGTAGACCAGGGAGAAGTTGACCACCTTCGCCTTGGTGCGATGGATCTTCGTCACCTGCTCATTGGTGATGCCCCAGGCTATTGGCGCGATCAGCTCAGCAGTCTTGTGGTGGTAGTCAACGCCGGCCCTGAATATGCCGGCCATCACCTCGTCGCCGGACAGCATGGCGGCAATCCGAAGCTCAAGCTGGCTGAAGTCCAGGTTGAGCAGCACGTGACCGGGGGACGCGATGAAGCAGTTGCGAAGTAACTGCCCTTCCACATTGCCCTCATCGTCCTCGTTACGCGGTATGTTTTGCAGATTCGGATTCTGACAGCTCATCCGCCCCGAACGCGCTCCGTCCACAAGTATGGACGGATGAACACGCCCATCCGCCCTTATGCAAGCGGCAAGGCCACGCGCATACGTGCCATCCAGCCTGGTAATGCGACGCCACTCTATCAAGTCGGAGACGGCGGGGTGCGCGTCGCGCAGGCCGGACAGCGCGTCCTTGTCGAGCACGTAGCCGGTCTTGTTCTTCTCGGTCGGCGGCAGGCCCAGCTTCTTGAATAGCACGTCGCCAACCTCCGGCAGCGAGCCCGGATCGGTGAGGCCGTATCCAGCAAGGCGGTCACGCAGCTCCCGCTCCTTGCCGGCCAGGTACAGGTGAAGCTGGTCGATGGCTTGTCTATCCACAGGCACGCCCCACCACTCGATCTGCTTCACGGCCTCGGCCGCCGGCATGACCACATTACGATAGATGCGCGTGATGTTCGGATCGTCCTGCCCAGCGCGTAACCCCTGTAACACGTGCAGCCATGACGTGGACAGCGTGTCGCGAGCGTTATACCTGTAAAGCAAGTCGAGCGGCAGGAAGCCATAGGCATACGACTGCACCTCGCAACCCGGCCGTATGGATGAGATCACCTTCACCACGCGCTTTGGAGTGTCATCGCTAAACAACAACCCGGTCCGCACCCTGCCGGCGGTATTGCACTTGGCCATCTCAGTGACGCACTTGCCGGCCCGCTTCAGTGCCTCCTGCGCCTCCTGCTTATGCCCGCCACAGCCCACCAGCTCGGCCATAGTCTCAAGATCGCCGTCGGCGTCCGACTCCAGCAGCTTGCGCAGCAGGCGTACGTCGCCGACCACCCCGCGCATCTCCACACCAAGGCCGTGCTGGACAGCCAGCTGATCATACTTGATGTTAGCCCCCACCTTCTTGAACCCCCGGTCCAGTAACAGCTCACGTAACACAGCAACCGCGCCTGGATCGGTAAGGCCGACCTCACCCCACGTCCAAACCTCATTGGAGTTACTCACGCAGAAGGAACAGCAAAGCAGGATGAACTCGCCCCACATCTGCCCCATGGTCTCAGAATCGAACGCCGCCACATGGCCGCGTAGCGCCTCAGCAGCAACGAGCGCGTCATGCTTGTTCTCTACCAGATGAAGCTTTGCGGACCACGGCGGATCGAACGGCGGCTTGCACATCAACGCCCACTCAAGATCCTCCTCAATCCACGATCGGATGAATCTGTTGCGCAATGCCACCACGGGGTTGGGTAAGTAGAACACTGGGACCGCCGGCTCACCTGGAACGGCGGGCAGCCATGAGTATCCACGGCGCACGCTCAGCACAGCCAGTGACCGATCAGACATAGCCTCTATCGCGTGGCCACCCATGGCCAGAATCCGCGTTGGGTGCACCTCGCGCACGGTCTGCGCCAAGTACCCACGGCACGCGCCCACGCTCGACGCTGGCACCTTGGCCCTGCCAGGTGCGCACCGGACCGCGTTATCTATGGCCACGGGGCCGGACCACCACTGATTCAGCATCCTACGCAGATACGCACCGGTCTCGCCCACCATTGGCCGGCCGATGTTGTCCTCGGTCTGCCCAGGATAGTCACTGACCACCAGCAACCCTCCGGGGTCACCGTCGGCCGCCATGCACCGATGACGAATCTTACCCTTACCGAGCGGGCACCTGGCGCAGTTGTGATCAAGGAGCAGCGGGGCGCCGACAACGGCCGGCGCGGGAAGTTGCGGGTAAAGTGGTAGTACCTTCATGAGTGCTATGCCGTGATTCCACTCAGCGCCACCAGGGTCCGCCTGACGCGGCCGGGCACATCGGGGATGACCTTGAGCACGTTCACCTGGTCGCGCAGGCGCTCACATGCCGCTATGATGGCCGGCTCCTCACCAACGCCGTGCCGCTGTAGCACACCCACGACATCACGCAGCTTGGAGCACTGGTTCAGCTCGACGACCAACGCGGCATCATCCACCGGCAAAGTGACCGCAGACATTTGGCAGGTAGCGGGGACTGGAGCTGATTCGGCCTTGGCGGCGATCTCGGCATCCACCTTGGCACGCTTGCGCTCCATGCTCGCGCGCGCCTCATCCAATGATGGCTTGCCTGGCTTGGCCGCCCTGGCGGGTTCCTCCGCCTTGGAGACAACAGCGGTTGGCACGGTAACAGTCACCATGCCACTTGTCGCTGTGACCAGGGGGATGACCGCCGGGGCGGGCGATGACTGCGAAGTGCCAGGGGTCAATCCCACCAGTGTCTCCTCATGCTTCATCTCTATGCGCGCGTCCTCCGTCACTGCACCCGCCACCCTGTCTATGCAGACTGCGGCCTCCGCCACAGTCAGCGCGCCGAACGTAAGCACACCGTTCCGGTACTCCACTGCCCGCAGCTTGCCCAGCACTTCCGCCTCTACCGTGAATGAATGAAATAGCGCGATACCCATTGTTACACCCCTTCCTCTCGTATAAGTTTCGCTTCCGTTGCTAAGTCCTTGCGATCATGCCACAGGAACGCCTCCTCGACCTGCTCAGCCGGGTACGCCTTGGCCAGGAACTTCTGAGCCACCTTACTCTCGCCATCGGACAGCCGCAGGTACTCGTCGTACGTCTCGAGCACGCGAAGCGTGACAGCCACCTTACCCCGGCACAGATTCCGATCCTCTCGCATTCTGACCAGAATGTTACTCTGCTTCTCAACCTCCGCGTCGTACTGCTCTCGCATCTTGCCATTGCGCACCCGCGCCCCTTGTGAGTCGATCATGCGCGCCTTGACGCGCTCCATGTCGTTCTTCATCGGCAAGTCCACGATAGTAATCGAGATGGCACATTGGTCGCCGATGTACTTAGTGTCGCTCTTGTAATCGCGGTCAAGATGAAAGGGATGCAATGTCGCTGCCAGGCTGGCCTCCTCCTCGGTCTCGAAGACGAAGTCCAGCTCATGCGCGTACCCACTCATCAATGACGGCCGGTAATACCGGTGGGTCTCAACCTTGACCTCATCTACCTTCTCGTACACCGGCTCCTTCAGCGGCACACAGCCATTCTCCATCAGCTCCACCTTCTCGAGTGCAGTGACCGCGTCATCGGCCATCCCAGCGCGTTCCTTCTCGGTCAAATCCCAGTACCGTTTCATGCGTCACCCTCCTATTAAGCGAAGCCACGCCTTGTCCACTTCGTCACCATTGTCTTGCGCCGCGACTAAGCACTACCCACGCATGTCCAAGTATCACCAACGCGCGCCCTTCTGATCGTAGAAACAGCAACACCAAACTTCACAGCCAATGCGGTCGCCGATTCCCGGACGCTCGCACCATCAAACATTGATGCCTCCTTCTGCGCCTATGCACGCGCCAATAGCATCCATCAATAATTTCCTCGGAACCTCATCGGGGTCAACGCACGGTGGCAGCTTAACGAATCCGGCGCGCTGCCCGCAGAAACGCAGCCAAAGCGCGGTCATTTCCGATTGCTCCCACGCATCGCCGTCTAATACCACGGCAACTGGCCGTCGCGAGGACAACAATGTCTTCAGCTGCTCCTCGGTTGGCTTGCCGAGCACCGCGACAGCATCCGGCCACAATGCCAACGAATCGAACACTCCCTCAACAACAGCAACTGGCGTCAATCTATCGCCGTCGAGCGCCCGTTCGTTGTAGAGCCGGCCGGCGCCGCCGAGACTCATGCCGGGCGCGTTGAGGTACTTCTTGGCCGCGCGCTTGTTCCACGCCCGGCCAACCCACCCGATCCACATGCCGGCCGGGTCAAGCACTGGAACGACAACCCTGCCGCCGTAGTGCCCGCCGACGCAGCATCCGATGCCGGCCTCGGCCCACATGCCGGGAGCGAGGCCGCGCCGCGCCAGGTACTCACGCGCGGGCTCGGCGCATATGGCTGTTGCCCCCTGCCCATCGTACAGTGGTATGAAGCCGTCAGGCGGGTCGACACCGTGCACCTCAACAGGCGTGTTCACGGCGCCGACCACGCGCATGTGCTCGGGAACGTTAACCCTTCCCTTAGCCTCGCAGCGCCAGCACCGATACCAGCCCGTCTCCATGCTGATAGCGAGGCACTGCGTTCGGTCGTCCTTGCCGGCGCGGTCGACGCAGAACGGGCAGTTGACGCGCGCCCAGCCCTTGCCGGACACGTGGCGCACCGTCAGCAGCGCCTCGTCTATGAGGTGGGTATCGCGCACGGTCTACCGCGACTTGCTGAACTCGACAGTGCCGAGCGCCGCGTTCCACTGCGCCCGCGTGTGGAACTCCGCTGAGAACAGTGGCATGGCCACACAATAGGCGTTGAGGTCGGCGATGGGCTTCTGCACCTTCTTGATGATGCCGTTGATGATCTTGATGCACTCCTGGTGCCGGACCATGTCGCGGGTCTTCTCCTCGGTCAGGATGTCCTGCTCGTGCCTGGTGCGATCCGCTATGAGGTCGTTGTAGAACCGCTTCCACGCCTCTGTGTCGGCCATCTCGTTCAACGCGTGCACCCCGCTGAGCAGCTTGTCGTACTCCTGCCCGGCCTTGGCGCGCTTCTGCTCCTCCAGCTTGCCAGCGGCGTCGGGATCACGCTCGGCCGCCTCCGCCGGTGTCACGCTGCCCTTCAGTGCCTCACCCGCTCCGTTCATCGCCTCCACCGCATCCATCACGTGCCTCTTAGCCATCGTCCACCCTCCTGCGCCATTGGCGCGGTTGTCAAAACGGCTCATCGCCGGATAGCTTCTCTTCCACCGACCGCACAATCAGACCTTGCGCCCCCTCCTCCGCGTTGGCCGGGCGTACCATCGGCGCTATGAGGCCGGCGGCAAAGTCCGTGGGCAGCGGACCCACGCTGGTCCTACTCTTGCCGAAGCGGTGCTTCATGATGTAGAACAGTATCTCATCGCCGTCCTCACGTCGGTTCAGACTGATGCCCAGGTCCACCACGCGCCCCTTGCCCACGCTGTCGGCCAGGTTGTCGAGGTCCTTGTGCCCCTTGCCCTCCTTGGTAGCGCTGCGCGTGCTCTGCGACGCGGTCCAGCCCCATATCTGCCGCTCATGCACGTACAGCCGCAACTGCTCGTACACCAGCTCGCCTACACGGTACGAGCCGATCTGCTCGATACCCTTACCGGGCATGGTCAGCTTGTCCGCGTAGTCGACCACCAGCAAGTCCAACTTACGCCCGTTGGCTTGCTCGCACTCCTCGACCCACTCCTGGAGGTGCTGCACCGTCGTCACCTGCGCCGGGAACTCCTTCACCATGAGCGGCCCGAGGGTTGTCGCGGCGATGATGTCCTTCGCCTTCTGTGACCCGGCCATGATCGCGTCTATGGTCTCGCCAGTGATGGCCGCCTTCAGCCGGGCCAGCACGAACGGCGGACCAAGCTCGAGCGTGGCGTACCCCACGTGGAAATTGTTCATGCAGGCGAAGGCGGCGATCTGCGATAGCATGATGCTCTTACCCTCACCAGCCGATCCGAGCGCCATGCTCAGCGTGCCGCGCGGGGCGCCGCCACCGATGGCTAGGTCCAGCTCGGTGATGCCCGTGGGCATCTTGTCGAGGAACTGGAGCTGCTCGATGCTGGCGAAGCTGTTGCCGCCGAGCTTGATGCCGACGCTGCTGTCCTGCTTGCCCACGCTCGCGGCCTTGTGCAGCAGGTCGGTGACCTTGCTCAAGTCGCCCCGCTTGGCGTAGTCATCCATGGCCGCCTTGATCGCCTCATGCTGAAGGCTGCGCTGCAGGATCGGCGCCAGCTCCGCCACGACCACATCCTCCGGCGGCAGGCCGGTGTCCTCGACGGTGTCGAACAGGTCGCTCACGGCGAGCAGCTGGTCGGCAGTGACCTTACCCTCGTTCTGCCAGCGCTTGATGCGCTGGACGGCGATCATGGGCGAGGCCGGGCCGCCTCCCGCGTCCTTGGCTACCGCCTGTGCCGCCTTCACCGCGAGCTGCGCCGCCGGCAGCGCCATGGCGTCAGGCACCAGGGCGCGCCCCACTCGGCCGAAGAACCGCGCGCTCGAGCACGTCAGGTAAGCCACCACCGCCTCAAACTGCTGCGTCATGCCGTAGGTGTCAGCCATTCTCGCCCCTCACCAAATCCAGTCGCCGCGTACCATCGCCTTGTTCAGCACCAGCTGGTCATCCGCCGCCTCCCGGTTGGCCCTGTCAATGAGCTTGTCGTACATACCGTCGGGGAAGAACCGCCCAACGACCGCGCTCAAATCACCACCGGTCGACAGCGCGCGGACGAGCGCGCCGTACATGCCCGCCCATCGCCGCATTATGTCTTGCGCCGCGTCGCCGTATATGATGCGGCTGTCATGGTAGCCGCCCTCCTCGTGCCTAAACCAGCCCTCGCGGTCGGCCATGCGCTTCTCGCTGAACATCCACGCGATCGGCGGCATCGACGCCTTGCCTTTGCCGAACTTGCGCCACACGTCCATGCTGAACATGGCCCAGGCCGCCGGCGGTATCTCCATCTCGCGCATCATGCGCGACGCGCTCGCCAGCGTCTTGAGGTACTTCGACTTGGCCAGCTGTTGCCGAGTGGCCAGCACCCAGCACTCCTTCTTGGTCACCGACTTCACCACACCACGGTACGTTCGCACCAACCACATTGCCGCGTCCATGTCGCTTAGCCCGTCCGGTATCTGCGGGGGGGACGGGATGATGGCCGGCTTCAGCAACTCACTCGGGTGCCGGGGCACGCCTGGGTCCACACCGGGCCGAGGCACCCGGCCGCCGTTCACGGCGTTGCCGCCCAGCTTGAAGCCGACCGAGGTCTCAACGTCACCTTGGGAAGGAGCCGTGTGATGGCCTGCCTTTGGCGTCTTTGTTGGTATGGCAACCGCCGGCGACTTCACGGCGGTGTCTTTGACGAAGTCAAAGACTGTAGAGTCTGAAGCTTTAGATACTATATCGGGGGTGTGACTTGAAAGCGAGATGGGGTGTGACTTGAAAGCAACGGCCCCGCTTGGAGCTACATTGGCGCACTTATCGGCCACCGGAATTATTAGGTTTATGTCGGACCGGTTGGTGCTTATCAGCGTCACTGGTATTGGCGTGCCGCCCGGCTTGTCCAGAACGTGCACCCTGGATACCTCACGTTTCAGGTACCCAAGGTACTCCACCAATCGGGGGTCACGCTCCCTTGGTTCCAGAACTGGCTTTGACCTGGGATGTCCCGCCCCATTTCTTGCTCCACCCCAACCCGGCATCTTCATGATCCTGTCGATGATGGGCTTGGGCGCCACGAAGGACATCGTTGGCTTGCCGATCTCAACGCCGCGTACCCCGTATACCACACGGGGGAAGATGAACGCCTTGACCGGTGTGTCACTCCCGCGTCGTGGTACTTCCCCTAGCATCCTGCTGGGGCTGAGGTCTTCGACCAATCCCACCTCACGCAGACGTCGCAGGCCGGCGCGCACCGAATACGTGCTGATTGGCTCCATGCCCTTGCAGCTGGCAATCCCATTGATCGTGATGTGCGTTGCGCCCACCTTGTTCCTGCACTTGGCCAGCGCGCACCATACTCGATAGGCCGTAGCGCCGAGGCGGCGCTTTACTTCATCTTCATCTACTACTGTCCTGCCCTGGATGTGATTGGCAATGTGTTGACGGGGTATGACGCTCGGCATGGTAACTCCTGGGCTTGAGGGAGGGCCAAAGGGTGTCGTTGTGGCGGCAGTGTGTAAGGTCCTAAGCCACTAGACTTAGGCCCTCCCTCAAGCGCGGGAGTTGGTGACATTATGACATGGAACTCACACACTGCCTACTCCTAAAACGCCGCCGACCGCCCTTTACAGCCAGCAGCGCATTTCCCATCGTCGCCCGATAAATTACACCAAGTCGCCTGGGGAGTACAACGATTTTATTTCCACCTTGTACCCCTCGGCCTCGTATGCCTTCTTGCGCGCGGCCATGTGCCGCTCAAGCAGCCTGCACCCGAAGTGCGCATATTGCCTATCATCATTCGTGCAGCCGCACCCGAGGTCGGCCACGTCCCACACCTCACACTCGTCCTTGCCGGTCGCGGCGTCCACGCGCATGCCGCGACCCACTCGCTGCACAGCGGCGATCGTCGACTTGCCGGCCGACGCGACGACGATCGAGCGCAGGCTCGGGATGTCGACACCCTCCTGGAATATGCAGTTGGTGACCAATGCGTCGATGTCGGTGCGCACCAGCCGCTCCACGGCGGCGCGGCGCTGCCTCGTGTCCTTCGCGCCGTAGACGAACTCGGCGCGCATGCCAGCCTGTTCAATGAGCCTGGTCAATGCCTTGCCGTGCTCGACCTCCTGCACGAACACGAGCGCCGGCTTGGCGCAACGGCGCACGATGTCGACCACGGCGCCGTTGCGCAGGCGCGACTCGACGACGCACTCATCGTACACGTCGCGCCATTCCGTCATGGCGCTCTGTTGGCGCACCGGCACCATGCGTATGCGCGGAACGGCGAGCAGCCCCTTCTCGATCAGCTCCTCCGGTCTGATGCGGTAGATGACCTGGCCGAGGCAGCCGATGGTCAGCATGTTGCGTTGGTCACCGCGCGACAATGGCGTCGCGCTCATGCCGATGCGGTAGTAGGCGTTTGTCGCGCGCATCGCCGCGTCGTACAGCGTGTCGGCGCCGATGGCGTGGCACTCGTCGCAGATGACGCCCTCGGCCCCGAGCAGGTACGTCAGGATCTCTCGTCGGTCGTTCTTGGCCGCCGCGTGCATGGTCTGGAACATCGCGACTACGAACCGGCAGCCATCAGGGACGTCGACTTTGCCGTCGCCGATGATACCGGCCGGCAACCCGGTGCGCTTCATGTAGCGGTCGGCCGTCTGCTGGAGTAGCGAGGATCGGTGGACCATGAACAGCCACCTGCACGGGACGCGCTGCGCTAGTCCGATGGCGATCTCAGTTTTGCCGCTGGCCGTCGGCGCCCATATGATTCCCCGCTTCCATCTGACGCACGCCTCCACCGCCGCGATCTGATGCGTGATCACGCCGGCCACCGGATGAACGGCCAACCACGACAGGTCGACGGAGTCATCCGGCGGGCACGGGGGCACGCGGGCGTCGACCACCTCAACTTCCAGCCCGGCGGACAGCGCCTCACGGTACATCACGCGCGCGAATCCGGCCGGGAACTCCCGCGCGAATGCATTGAACAGTGATCGGTGCTTGTCCTCGTATCGCCTGGCGCCGGGCACGTACCGCCGCTCGACGTATGATAGGTAGTCGCACAGCCAGCGCGCCTCGCCGTCGGCCGCGCCGTGGACGAGCACTGTTGTGTTGCGGATCTCCCAGCGCATCATTGATTTGCCGTCTGTTTCCGCGTGGGCGGGTCGGCGGTCGCCAGGCCGAGCAGGATCGCGCCATCCGCGCCCACATAATCGACTAGGCTTTGCCGCTCGAAGTACCACCTTCCTGTGATCTTCATTCCGATCACCTTGCGCGCCTCCGCCCACCGGTATAGAGTGAATACTGTCACCCCTAGCGCCTTGGCCGCATCGGAGGCCGCGACGTACCCCGCAGCCCGCATCTTCTCTATCATCGCATTCTGCCTCATGTCATCCTCCTGGTGCGCTATGCGCAATGTGCATTATACGCACATTGCGCATAGCGCGCAAGCTCAGCATTCTCTCTCGTACAACTCCTCGAGCATGCCGTCCCGCCCCATCGCTCGACGCGCCCGCATGACGTGCCCCTTGTACTCCTGCAGCCCGATGCCCTGCGCGGCGCAGATGACCTCCCATGGCACGCCGTCAACCAACGACGCCTCGGCGACGCCCGACGGATCGTGGTGCCACAGCGCCTCCCTGACGGCGACCGCGATCAGCGCCCCGCGCTCCGCTTCGGCGTGGTCGTCGGCCGCTACGCGCCCGGCCTCGCCGAGGCACGGCGGCGTGATGCCGACCCGACGGACACCTTTGATCCGATCCTCGTGGGATCGCGGCGCGCTGACCGGGGAGTTGTCCCGTAGCAGGCTCCTCCTCATGGCCTGCTTCGCCATCCACATGGCGTACTGCGGCCACGGCCCGCGACGCTCGTCCCATGTCGCGCGCGCCTCGAGCGCGGCGAGCAGCCCCTCCTGCGCCACGTCTCGCTCGTCCGCCCACCAGCAGCGGCGCGTCAGACGCCGTGCCACCCCCCTGATGCCCTTCTCGACCCCGCCCTGCTCCAGTATCGTCTCAGTCATGGCCGGCCTCATGCAGCCACCGCGTCGGTCGGCGTGGCGAACAGCTCGCCCCCCTCGCCGGCTGACAGCGCCGCGACCACGAGCGCCGACTTGACGCGCCCGACCTCCTCGCGCATCGACGCGAGGCTGATGTCGAGGGACCGCTCGTAGGTCTGGACGATGTCGAGCAGCCGCTCGCACCGCGCCTGCCGCGTCTTGACGCCGCGTTCGGTCAGCCCGCCGTCCGCGGCCGTCAGCTCCGTCTCCAGCTCGGCGACGGCGGCCACGACGTCGCGTTGAAGCGCGCCGACGACAGCCCCTACGGCTTGCTCGCTACGCATGGCAGGGATCTCCATAAACTTCGACCCGCCGCATGCCTCAATGGCCGCCACCACCCGCCGGAACGTTTCAACACTCGGTTGAGGCATGAAGTAGAACCCCCCATTGTCTCGTAGCGCTATGCTAACAAGCTGCGGGATGACACATTGGGTGAGCCAGCCGGATAGGCTCTGTACATCGAGCACCGACCCGATCCGCGCGAACTCAGCGCGCAGACTCGCGGCGCGAGGATGGTCGAACGGCTCTATGCGCAGCACCGGGCCGTCATCGGTGCCGTCCACCCATGTGCGTAACTCGACATTGTGCTCCAGGCTATCGTTGTCGGTGGCATGCTCGCGCACGAGCGCCCATCCAGAACGGCGGCCAGGGAGTGCGCGCAGGAACAGGCTCTGCTCGTCGACCTTGTGCGCCGCGCGTCGGAGCGCGTAATGCGCGGTCGGGCGAGCGACATCGATGGCGACACCGCGCGCCTCCAATTCTGCGGCGAGACGCCCGACCTCTACCTCGCCGCTCAGGCTCCACCAGACCACCGCGCCCGCGTTGTTATCGGTTGACGTCACGATGATGTCGTTCTTGGCTTCCATTTGTTCCGCTCCTTGTGAGGGGGCGCGCGGCCCCCTGGGTTCACTCACTGCTCGACCTGCACCATCTCGCCCCACTCGGACGGCTTGTGGCCGCCGCCGATGATCGTCCAGATGAGCCGGAACGGCGGCTCCGCATCAGGCGCCGTCCCGTAGCCGTCGGTCAGGTAGACGCAGATGTCGACCGGGTTGCGCCTGTCCTTAGCGAGCGCCTCGAGCGCCGGCCTGAAGTCCGTCCCGCCGCCGCCCTTGATCAGCTTGGCCGCCTGCTGCCACGTCGCGACCTGCCGCATGGCGTGGACGTCCGCGTCGCAGGCGATAAACGTGACCACGCCGCCCACGGCGCGGACCACGCCTGCGGTCTCGGCGAGCGCGGACTTGATCTCGTCGTCGCCCATGCTGCCGCTGGTGTCGATGACAACCGCCACGCGCGGGTTTGGGGCGCGGAGCGCGGGGAGCACCGGGATGCCCGTCCCGTAGCCGAGCGCCGATTGCCGGCGGCTCGGGCGGTTCCACCTGTAGTCCACGGCGCCGGCCCGGTCCGCCATCCC